ACAAATCTTAGCTCCAGTAAGTGGATAATCGTAAATAGACAACCTCTCAAGAGAACCAAGTAAGCGATTATATGGAAAACCCTCCCTTAACTAAAATGTTCCAATATTTATTAAATCAAGATTAATTTTATCAGCAAACCAATTGCCATTGTTACTTCCAGCAGCAATTATTATTGATTGTTCTACGCCATCTATATAAATTTTATACGCAGTACCATCGCTTGTAATAACGCAATGATTCCACACATTAAGTGAAAGTGATCCAGTGCTTGTAATTGCAGTATCAACATAATCAACTTGCTGTTGCACCATCAAACGATGTGTTGTTCCTGTCACACCGAATGAGATAAAATCGAAAAACGACTCAGCATCACGAGAACTGAAAACTATTCTACTATTACCAATAGATTCAAATGGTTTTAATAAAAATTCTATACTTCCTTGGCTATCACTGCTACGATAATTAGCAACAGTTTTACTGGCAAATTCTGTGCTCCCATCAAAAGTCATGGCAGTATCAGAATCACCAACTAAACTACCGGTTACTCCATATGTAGGCGTACCAGACCATACAAGATTATGCTCTGACATTTCATCAATAGCATTTCCAGAAGATTCTCCAAGCCGCCAATAATTTATCGGTCCATCAGCTATAATAGTATCAAAATAAGAAGCCATTAATTATTTTCCATTATAATTTTAGACAAATTACCTTGATATCTAGGCTGCATGAGTAATTGATGCTGACACTATACTAACATTCTGTGTAGAAGTGATTGACGTAGAATTTACAATAATATCTGCTGTAGAGGTTCCTACTGTCATTCCAGTTATACAATCATTATCATCACTATCTCTAATTCTTGCCTCAACTGCTGTTCCAGTAGCATCTGCTGAAGTGTCACTTTGAGGCATATAGAAAGTTAACACATCGTCTGTAACAGTTCCACAGGGAGATGCTAGAGGAATTGTAGCTAAAACAAGAGTCATTCCAGTAGTGCCAATTTCTAAATAACCAGCACCAGTACCAGCATCTATTGCGGCTAAAACAACTTCAAGACGTGCAGTTTTTATATTCATTGCATAATGCATACTTGCCTCTCATTATTACAGATATCTAAACGTCATACTCGTAATTGCAACAGGACCATCAACAGTTATAGCTGTAGTTGTTACTGTCATTGAAGAACCTGAAGTACTAGCAGTTCCCTGTATCCACATGGTTTTATCGTTGCTATAATATCTCCACCATGTCATTGTTGTTTGAATTAACCCCAACCCTGAATAATTTTCTCCATCATCAGTTATAGCTCCTGCAGCAGCAGTACCTAAATTTACTCCATTATCTGCCTGTCCTTGTACCCATGGCAGGCCATCTTGTGTAAATATTACACAAGCAGCTACACCAGGATCTGCAACAGTTACAGCAACTGGTGTTCCTGAGTATCCCTCAATAACTCCATCTAATAATTGCGTTGCTAAATTATCAAGCGTTGAATTTTTAAGTAAAGTTGAATAAGCACCACTTCCTGCCATATTATTACCTCAATGTAGAAATCAAGTTGTGCCCAATAACTAGACTCGCACCAAGCGTCCCAGTTGTTGGCATTATTATTTTATCAATTGTTATATTTTTAAAAGTTCCATCTGCAAATCCAACGCACTGTCCTTTACTTGAAAACCATGTTGCAGCTAAGCCAGATGAGTCTGTGAATCGAGCTGCATCGACAAGACTACATGAATCTGACCATTCAAATGCAGGATAATTAGCAATTTTGCGTTCAGTAAACTTATTCGGCTCAATGCCATTAAGGTAAAACTGCTTTGTCCGATCTGAAATAAAAACTCCACCTTCTACAGGACGAACCATAATTAAATCTGAATTTGACATCCAGATAGGTTTCATTTCCCATAATCCAAGCAAACCAAGTTCAGAAACAAACAATGCATTACCAATAGCTCCTAACATGTATCCATTAAAATAAGCTATATGAGAAAAATATGGAACTGTCGTTTCGAAATATCTGTTTGTTTCTGGTCCGATGTACGGATCAACTGCCCATGAAATAACAGTGTTGCCATAATACACTCCATTTTCAGACAAGTTACTAAAGTAAATCGCATCACCGGCTTGCGTGTGTGATATCTGATCTCCGCTCATACTTGATCGCTTGGCAGAAGATAATGTTAAGTTAGTAGCAATCTCATACATACTTCCGCTATCATGTACTAAGCACGAACCCCCATCGCAGAATAATGAATGTCCATCTGTTAAATCAAACAAATGTGTAGTTGGCTCAGATCGTTCTATTTTCTTACTATCAGTTATTCTAACATTAACCGCTTTTGTCAAAAATCTTTGAGCCTTCCTATCCGAACCAACTGTACTAACTGGCTGGAAAGGATCAAGGATAGTATTCAATCCTTGGCAATCATCAATTATATTAATTGTTTCAATCATAATAAGTATCTTATTTAAGTATTAATCCACGAGTATAAGATGGAAGAGTTAATTCAAATGTCCTCATAGTTTCAAGAAACAAATTTTTAAACTTAATCGTATTTGGTGTTTCACCTTCAATACCATCTTCAAGATGTTCATAAGCTTTCCAAGCAGCAAAGTTTACAAGTAACGAGATTTGCAAATGCTCTGGTATGCCATCAGGAGTATCATTATCATTAACCATCTCAACAGGTTTTCGATAATAATGAATCGTTACCTCTTCACTAACTGTAGGAATACCTTGATAGTACAACTTTCTTCCATGTTCAATTACGTCAGAAATTCTACCAGATTTATTCAACAATGGATATGTTTCTACAAACTCAATAAATGAATCTGCGATATCTATTTCACTTCCAGTTGCTGATGCCACAAATTGCAAATCACGTTGAAAGTTATCTGGCATATCAACATATGCAGCACTTGTAGAAGTATCTACAGTATCAATAGTGAACAAATCTGGCAATGGTGGAGTAAGCGCATTTGGTAACGGATCACTAATTCCATCTAATAACGATGGCATCCCACCAGCAATCTCAGAAACTCCTTGATTAATAAAGTTTCCCAAAGATGTATATAATAAAGTATCATCTACAAGAGCATTTGTTCTAGCTATTAACGTAGCAAAGGTGGGCATAAATTTCCTTATAAATCATCTTGCGTTATTGGTGCAGCGAAATTAATAAAAGTTTCAGTTGGCTCAGGTCTAAATACTGGAACACTTTGTTTTTCACCTAATGGCTTTGGATCAGCATAATGTGGATGTTTTTCTTCCCAACAAGTATCAGCACAAACAAATAATTTATCCCAAGTCATTTGACAATCAGATGCATATCTTTGAAATCCACACTGATCACAAATAACTAAATAATCTCCAGGTATATATGACATTGATTTAACCTATTCTATATTTTTCAATCAGTCTTTCTGCTCTTTTTCCAACTTGTTTAAACCATTTACTTTCTCTCATTTCAGTACAAACACCTTGAACATTTCCTTTTCTAGCGGCTTCAAGCATTCTTTGAAATTGTAAAAACTTAGGTGTTCCAAGATTAAAATGCATATTTATAAAAACTTCTTGTCGAGCTGTAGATAACTGTGACCAAAAAGAAAGTAATCCACGTAAAGAATTAGCACTATCAGACAGTTGCCACTGCAAAATAACTGTTGCTAATTCTTCTGAGATTCCTGCATCAAGATTTAATCCATAACCAATAGTCAAGAATCCTTCAGTATCTTTATAAATTCTTGAACGATAACCTTCATCATTTTTAACTTCATTAATAAGTGTTTGCATTATTTCTCCGATATATGCATAACTATTCTTATTGCTTTTTCAGGACATGCATCAATAACACTCTCAGCAGCCAACCTTACATGTTCTTGCCTATAATTTGATTTAGAAATCAAAAGAATTCCATTATATACTCTAATAAAATCAGGAAGTAATCTTGAACATGTACCACAATTTTTACATTTTAGCGAATCTCTTGTAAGTCTAAATTGTTTGATTTCTCTCATATTATTCTCGTCGATCTCTCCCAATAATAGCCTTAAACATTTCATTAAAAGCTGTCATAGCATCTTTGTGTCTTTGTTCATTTTTCTTATCATTTTCAGTAATTAATTCTTTTACTGCATTGAATTCTTTCTCTCCTTGAGTAAATTGCATAGCAACAATTCTATTACAATGCGATCTTTGTGTCTCACAACTAACTCGTTGACTCTCAAAATGTTCTTTTAAGACTGATGTACGAACAAATGGATCATCATCATGATACTTTTCATGTCCAGTTCTCCATTCTTTTTCTTCATCAATGCGTCTTAAATTAGTGCCTATTCCCATTGCAATAAGCAAGACACCAATTATAGTCTTCCACCATTTATTGAGCCAATCCATCAATTAGCCTCTTTCTTAATTTCCTCAACAATAACAGATATACCAACTTCTTTCTTTGTAGTAACCCTTGCTATTAC